TCGCGTTCTCGTGGGAGATCGCCACCAGCCCGGTTCCGGTCACCGGGTATCAGCCGACGGCGCTGGTCGTCGTCGACTCGACGGTGGTTTCGGCGACGGGTCTCACGGCGCTCGAGGATGCGCTGTACGGCGGTGGGGCGGAGACGGTCGCTCGTCTTCCCATGCCGGACGAGGTCCTCACGCTCGTCGGCACGCCGTAGATCCCCCCGGACAGGAAGGCCAGAGGATGCTCACAATCACAGTTCCAGGCGACGAAGTGTACGACGAAACGACGGGACTGCTCTCTACCGTCAACGACGTACATTTGGAGCTGGAGCATTCTCTGGTCTCACTGTCAAAATGGGAGCAAATGTACGAGAAGTCGTTCCTGGCGGCAAAGGAGAAGACCGAAGAGGAGATCATCGGTTACATCCAATGCATGATCGTCACGCCAGATTACCCGTTTGATGTGTTGTACAAGTTCACCCAGGAGAACCTGGACGAAATCAACAACTACATCAACGCCAAGATGACGGCAACGACGTTCCACGATCCGCCGGGAGCGCCTCCGACTCGAGAGGTGATCACCGCCGAGCTCATTTATTACTGGATGACGGTGTTCAACATCCCGTTTGAGTGTGAGCACTGGCATCTCAACAAGCTCTTCACTCTCATTCGAGTCTGCAACATCAAGCAGTCCAAGCCGAAGAAGCAACCGCGGGCAACAGCTGCCCAGCGGAGGGCTGAGCTAAACGCTCAGCGTCGAGCCCAATACGGAACCACCGGGTAGGAGGTGAACTTTGGCAACACTCACGTGGGATAAGGTCGGCGAACACACGTACGAAGTCGGAGTCGACCGCGGTGTTCTCTATCTCGAGGACGGTCGCTCTGTGGTCTGGAACGGGCTTCGCGGGATCGAGGAATCCTACGATCGAGAGGCCAGCTCCTACTACATCGACGGAGTGAAGTACCTCCAGCGTATGACCGCCGGGGATTTCTCGGCGCGTCTCCGTGCTCTGACGTATCCGGAAGAGTTTGACTCCGTGATCGGAGCCGAACCAATCGGGTCGGGCATGACCTATTACGGTCAGCCGCCGAAGAAGTTCCATCTGTCGTACCGAACCAAGATCGGGAACGACATCGAGGGAACCGATCATGGCTACAAGCTCCACATCCTCTATAACCTCATGGCGATAGCGGATGTCAAGGCGTACAACACCTTGGAGGAGTCGCTTACTCCAGTGGAGTTCGCCTTCACGATCACGGGTACTCCCGTGTCCATCGAGGGTTATCGTCCGACTGTTCATATTTCCATCGATTCGACCAAGACCAATCCGGATGTCCTCTCCACCATCGAGGAGATCCTCTACGGGTCGCCGTTTACCAACGCGCGTCTGCCTTCTCTCCAGGAAGTCACGGATTTGATGGAGATGTACGGGTCGCTCGTCATTGTTGACAACGGCGACGGCACGTGGACGGCTATCGATCTGGCCGATCAGTACATCACGATGGACAGTCCGACGCAGTTCACAATCAACAACGTGAACGCAACATATTCCGATCCGGACACTTACACAGTTTCCACCACAACACCATGAGGAGGTGAAGTATGGCAACAATCACAGGTTTGACCGCCGAACGGATGCTGGAGATCGAAGCCGCCTCGGTGGTGGATGGTGACATCGTCGGAAACGATCTGATCCTCGCTCGTCAGGATGGATCGATCATCAACGCAGGAAACGTCCGTGGTCCTGCGGGTCCGACTGGACCGATGGGATCAGCTCTTTCCGTCATCAGTGGTATCCAGGTCGCGGACGTCGGTCAAGTTGCTCAGGTCCGTGCTGGTCGTCAGCTTACCCCTGCCGATTTCACGAACATGGGGCTGAGCGCTCCTCTCGGTCTGTGGAACCTGTCGAATTTCAATGATTCGTCAGGCAACAATCGGCATCTCACTAACAAGGGGTCTGTTCCTTTGGGAGTGGGTATCAATGGGCTGGCTTCCACCGCTGTGCAATTTGCGGGAGTTCAGGCTCAGGCGTTGTATATCTCCGATCCGGGAACGTCACCGTTCCGAATTCGTGTCGGCACGGTGGGCTGTTGGCAGCGGACGCCCAAACGGGGTACGCATCAGTACCTGGTGACCAAGGTCTCAAACGCCGGTAGTGCTTCGGTGTGGACTTGCGCGGTCCGGGTTGACTCCACAAACAAGGCGGCAGCCGACATTGGCGATGGTGTGGCGCTCAGCACCACGGTCGGTGTGACGGATATCGCCGACGATCGGTGGCATTTCGTCGTGTTTAGCCACGATGGCACCAATCTTCGTCTATACGTCGACGGCGCTTGCGAAAGTGCTGCTGCCGCTCCGAAGCTGATGCAGCTGAACACCGCGCCACTCAACATCGGATCTTACGGAACGGACGTTGCCGCTACCGCTCCGCCTGTGGCTGCGCATTTCGGACGAATTTCGAATGCGTTCGTCACTGACGAGATTCTGACCGAGGAGCAGATTCGCAATCTGTATTGCGCCAGCATTCCTCATGCTCTTGGCTCCGTTCCGTCAGGCGTGAGCATGTCTGTCCAGCGCAAGAGGCGTGGCGCAGCTCTGGCTACGACTGATTTCCCCTCTCAGCCTGCTCGGTTGTACAACTTCACGGGTGGAGCGCTCACGGACCAGGGTTCTTCGGGACTCACGCTTGCTCCCGGCGGCGGTGGAACGATCGTCGATGTGGCAGGACCGGATGGTCTGCCGAATGGCGCTAAATCGTTCTCGGGCGCTCATACCGGCCTTACCAGTGCCGACACGGGGCTACCGTCCGGAACTCAGTCTCGTTCATACGGCATCTGGTTCAAGTCTCTAGCCGCTGTAAATGGTGGGATGATCGGCTGGGGCACCGACGGAAGCGCGGACGCGAAGATCGTATTGCTATCAACCGGCCTTGTCCGTTCTGATAGCGGAGCGGATTCGTTTAGTTCGCAGAACTCGTACAACGATGGACGGTGGCATCACGCAGTTGCGGTTGAAGATAATGCCGCTGCGGATGGTGTAAGGCGAAAGCTGTACATCAATGGCGTTCTTGTTGGCGGAACTACAGTAATGAATCCCATTACGGTTACGGGCGGAGCTGCTCGTTTCCGTATTGGTGCCAATCCGAGCAGTGGTGCCAATCCTTTCGGCACCGGTCAGCTTTCTCGTGGATTCGTTTACGCGGGAGCTCTCACCGCCGACGACGTCCGTGCTCTCTACAACAAGGGCTCACAGGCTCTCGCAGCCTCCCCCAAGGCGGCCGAGGATCACATCGAGGCAATGGAATCTGGACGCCTTCTCGGTGTCTTCGATTCGATTGAGGGTAGCGACTTGATCGATCTGGCGGTGATGTCATGAGACGACGCGGAGATCTGGATCTCATCGACGGACGGGTCAACGGAGACGGTACCGTTGCTTATGGCGAGGCTTTCAATTGCCAGCGCACGGGTGTTGGTCTATACACCGTCACGTTCGATTCGAGATTTAGTCTGAGCACGTTCATTCCGGCTACGAACTCCACTGGCGCATATTTCCCTATCGCCGCCTCTACAGGGAACGTGGTGTCCATCAAGAACGTCAACACAAGCACGCTGGCTCTGACTGACGCAGCGTTCTCATTCATCGCTTCGGGGGTGTGGAAGTGACCATTCCTGATCCAAACGAAACAGTGCAAATCCCGGAGGTGACAGAAGAGGAGGAGTAATGCGACTCGAACTCGCAGGAAGTGTGTTGCGTCCTCCTCCGCTGACGGTAAAGCTGTTGGACGGAGTTGATTTCGTTCCACAGCAGTACATGGACATGGGATATACCGGCTTCGAAGTTATTTGCATCGGAGCCGGAGGAGGGACAGGCGGTGGGATCAAGACAGGTAATACTGGTACGCAGATCCGCAGCTATGGAGGTGCTGGAGGAGGTGGAGGGCTACACCGAGTCCGAGGCCTCCTATCTGCTCTCCCTGCTGCCTGTCCCGTTGTCGTCGGAGTGGGTGGAAATCCCGGAAACGATCATGTTTCAGATCCTGCACTCGCTACTGACGGCGCGGATGGCGGATATTCGTCATTCAACGTCGACACCGCCCGCGCCTCCGGTGGTCAGGGAGGCCGAAAGGTCCAGACCAACTCTGTAACCGTCTCTTCGCAAGCCAACGGCGGTGCCGGCGGCATCGGAGACCGAATCCTCGCAGGAGGTGGTGCGTCGGGTGGCGTTGCTGGTACTCCAACGGCCACTGGCCCCGGAACTCTGGGAACAGCTGGTGAAGACGGAAGCTGGGACGGAGTGGTGGGTGAAGGAGGCGGTGGGGGAGCCGGGGGAGTCGGTACATACCTTGGTGTCACCGCCAATGCTGCTACTGCAGGAGGACGAGGTAGCTTCGATCCTGGAGACACTTCTGTCTACGGACTCAATACCAGCCCTAGTTCCGATGTCGCTGATTCCGGTGCGGCCAATATCGTGCCTGGCGGTGCCGGTGGAGCTCGTGCCACCCCCCTGAACCATCTTCCCGTCCAGTACGGGGAGTCATACGGCGTCCGAGCCAAGGGGAACGACGGCTACATCGCCATTCTGCTTACGGCAGAGTGATATTTGTGCCAATTACAGCTACGTCCAAAGGCGATTGGCACACAACCGAGAAGTTTCTCGGCAAGATGCTAGAGGGCGACCTCTTTGCATCGCTGAGCAAGTTCGGCGATGCGGGGGTTGCTGCTCTGGCCGCGAATACTCCGGCGGATAGTGGCATTACCGCCAACTCGTGGTACTACGAGATAGTCCAGCGAAAGAACTACTACTCCATCCGGTGGCGTAACAGTCACATGGTGGATGGTCGTCCTATCGCAATCCTCCTGCAGTACGGACATGGCACTCGTCAAGGGGGCTATGTCGAAGGGCGGGACTTCATCAATCCCGCTATCCAGCCCGTGTTCGAACAAATCGACGCCGAGTTTCGAAGGGTGGTGATGAGTAGCTAATGGCACAGGTTGACGACCGCGTAGTTGCAATGTCGTTCGAGAGCACCAAGTTCTCGAGTGGCGTTCAGGTCGCGATGAATGATCTCGCAAAGCTCAATCAGTCTCTGGGGAACATCGGAGCAACGAGTGGGCTCGGGAACATCGAGAAGGAAGCGAACAAGATCACCTTCGGCGGTCTGTCGGGTGCCATTGACAAGATCAAGGGCAAGTTCACCTTCCCGGAAGCAACTCAGGGCTTCTCAGATGTCGAGAAGGAATCGGAGAAGCCGAAGTTCGCTGGTCTCAGCAGCGCCATCGACAAGATGCGGGGCAAGTTCCACTTCCCCGAAGCAGCTGAGGGTTTCTCGGAAGTCGAGCGAGCGTCGGGCAAGGTTACCTTCCACGGTCTGAGCCAGGCCATCGAGTCTGTCAAGGGTTCCTTCGGCATTCTCGAGGGTGCAGCTTCTGTTGCCCTCGGCAACATGGTCACGAGAGCCGCCTCTGCTGGTAAGAAGGCGGCTAACGCGGTCTTTGGTCCCATCAAGGGCGGTCTCGAGGAGTACGAGACCAACCTCAACTCAATCCAGACCATCCTGGCGAACACACAGGCGTCGGGAGCCAACCTCAAGGACGTCAACAAGGCGCTCCTTGACCTGAACAAGTATTCAGACAAAACCATCTACAACTTCTCGCAGATGGCCAAGAACATCGGCACCTTCACGGCTGCTGG